TAACCGAACTCGGTGTTGAGAGTGGTGCGAGTGAAGGACACACGGTCGTCCTTGACCGTGCCATAGTAAGGAGCATCCCACTCAGCACAGTGGTCGGCGACATTGAAGTCGATATCATCGACCACCGTCTCACCAACGGAGTACTCCTCAAAGTACTCGCTCTTGCTGGTGCAAGCAGCCTCGACACGCGCCCACCACTCGGGAGACATGTTGTCCTCAACCGAACAGTTGAAGATGTAGGTGTCACCACCCTTGGGTTTCCAGTACTGCGGGCACGTGCCCTGACCGTCCCAGTCGTGGGCACCGTAGTTTTCGAGGTGTTGGGTTTGGATAATTGCTTTCATAATATAATTCCTTTCACACTTTCCAATTTACGATACTATTATGACCTAAAACGGAGTCAAAGTAAAGCACCAAAAACCGTAATAAAATCAATGACTTGGCGACCCCACTTCACGCCAGTCCTCGCTGTACTGCGCACAACGGCGATGGTAGTCGATATTTTCGTGTATTACGTCACACTTCCTTGGATTCGCCTCCGGCAGGGGATACCGCTCAAGAAGCATATTGATACCGACTGCGGCGAACGGGATATACCCCAACAGTAGCAGGTTTTGATAGTGAAACACCCTTTCGTTCCTAGTCATTAAACTGCCCTCACTGCGTACATTTCAAACTCGCGTTCGCCGTCATATGCTTCGAAGCGACCGTGGACAGGTTGGAGTTCGCCTTCCTCCTCTATCATCATTGCAGGACGACCCGCAGGCGTTTTGCCGTAGATTAGCACGTCCCTACGCTTTGCTAGGCGCTTCCATATTGAGCGTCCTCCGGGCGACTGAGACGTCCCTGCTTTAAGGGTGATCGCTAGTTTGCGAAGCAGAAAAGCATAGAAGCGAGGCGCAAGGTTGTACCCCTGATACTCTGTATCCATGAGCGTCAACTCTACTTCGTAGACCCCACGTTTGGTTTCAGCAAGGGTGACCGCGCAGACACGCTTTGCGCGACCTTTGCTGTCGACATAGTCGGGGTCGACAAACTCGATCCAAAGGGTATCTTCATCACGCTCGAGATAGCACTTGTAACCCGAGACGCTGCCTATAACGTCGAAGTCGGGGTTACCAAAAAACCCTAATTTATGCTTTTGCTTGTAACCAATCTTGTACATATACTTCCTTATTCAACTCAACCTATACCGCTATTATGAGGCAAAACGGGGTCAAAGTAAAGGAGTATTTTCCTTAGCAAAATCAAGGACTTACGAGGTCGCCCTGCAACCCTCCTGATCACTCGGGCGTCAGGAGGGTTATAAAGGGTCGCTGCTTATAACTCAACCGAATATAGGGTAGTCCCCTTATGGTCGCATATAATACTCGTATCCGCGTATAACTGGAATCCTAGGTCGCGTGCTTTACGGCAAAAGTCCACGTCCTCGCTGAACGTATCCTTATGGTCGACCGCCGAATGATACTCGAACTGAGGATACCCTATATCGGTGAATACCTTTTGCTTGACTAGAACACACCCGAACCCGCAACCGCCTATCTCAATCAGCTGATTCCTGGGCAATGCCTCAGTAGGAATATTGCGCATATCCATATCATAGACCTCTAGCGTTTGAACGGGCAACCGCTGACGGTAGATACCGCTGACTAATGCCTTATCGTGCGCTAGCATTTTCTCGAGCGCGTCATTCGGCAGGACGATATCGCTATCAACGCTGAAGAGATAATCAAACCCGCGCACTACCCAGTCGGCGATCAGGTTGCGTATCTGATCTATGTTGTAACCGTAGAAGGTTTGAAACTGTACCTCGTATCCTTCTGGTATTTTCAAGTCGTAGATGCTTTTAAACGTCTCCGACTCGATATACTTCGCGGTCGGTATGGCAATCAGTATCTTACCCTTGCGCTCATTCGCTTTCTTGGGTATGATCTTTTCCTTTCCTTCCATGTACGTGTAGTCGATAGGATTTTTTGATGCCCATTCGCTATAGACAGGTTGCTCTCTATCATGAAACCCGCCAGTGATAGACGTATCCTTGGTAGTAGCAGCGCAAGGTGTTTCCTGATGAATGTTATAGATCAGTACAGGCGTTCTTTGCTTCTGCAGATTGCTGTGGAATATAAAGTCATCGCCGAAGTAGATATTCAAACCATCAATAATTGGCGTCCACGTTGCCTTATGCATAAACATACACTGACCGAAGTGATGTATGGTATCTCCTGGGCGCCACTCTACGAAGTCAATCGAATAGTCAGTAGTTTGCGGTTGGTCAAACTTCGCCTCGCCGGAGATACAACCATGCGGACCGCTGCTCGGCGTCAGGCGATCCTGTAATTTGTATAGTACCTTGAGGTCTACGATGATGTCGTCATTAACGATATTCAATAATTCGTGCCGACTCATCTCTACGCCAATATTCCATGATGGGTTGACATAGATATTCTGCCCAGGAGCAAACATACGAACCTTGTCGTGCGATAGCACCGCCCAGTCCGGCGTCATTCCATGATCGTTATTGATAATAATGATCTCACCCACCAGTTCATGCTCAACGTATTGCTTGAGCGCACGCTGGAATAGATCGGGGCAACGCCACATAGTCGGTACGATCACCGAAAAGAGTTTATAATCGCTACTCCCCTTCTCTAGGATAGTAAAACCATTGTTCTCAGTTGTGTGGTGAACAACCTTCCACTCAGGGTGACGAATCATGAACTCCATGATCGCAGTCATCAATCCCTTGTTATCGTTCTCACGGTTGCCTAGTCCAAACGTATAGGTGTCATGAAACGCAATATACTTGCGCACCTTAGAGTGATGCCGCTCAAGTTCAGCAGAAAGTTGGTTGTACGTATGATCCGTGTCGATGAAAAGCAAGTCAGTCTCATCAATTGTCATCGTCAGCGTGTTCGCCGTTTCATAAACGCAATCCCTACCCATACTTCTGGCGTGATCAAATAATTTTTCCACACGTTTTTCTAAGTATAGGTCGTAGGATCGCAGTTTCTTGTAATTGCTACAGAGTAATGCTCGCGTCGACATTCCATCTCGTACGCCAAACTCAGTGATCGTCTCACACTTATTCGCGTATTCTTTGAGCGTATCTAAATGGTAGTAGATATCGCTGTTTAAATTCTTTGCCCATTCGAGTTCATTTTCTAGAACATCATCAACAATCATATCAATTATCTCTTTTGCTGTTTTATTTTGTAAATCGCCGTTTACTTTGTAATCATTAATTGGGTTCAAGTCATTGTAATTATATACAATATCAGGAACGCAGAGTATTTTGTTAGGATCCGCTTGCTCTATGATATTGTAGAAGGTAGCATTATCGCCGCCTGCTTTGTACCACTCGCCTCGATCATCCTTGAACAACTCATCGTCTAGATTTAACGCCAGTCTGGCAACGAATGTTCGTAGATGCGGATAGGGCATATTCCAATTAAACTTATGCTCACGGTATGCCCTTTGTTTCAGTATCTCTGGGGGGTATGGTTGCGCGATTAACGGAATGCTATCAGCAACTGACCAGCAACTTCCATAGGTGTACTCTACGCCTGCGTGGTAATAGTTATTGAACTTGTGAAAGATATTCGGATCATTGACTAACCAGTCATCGCCGTCAAGCAACATTACTATATCGTTCGGACTACATCGGGATTTGATTGTCGATATTTGATTGAATACCGCGCCCACGTTTTCCTTGTTCTTGATTACCTCAACCTTGCCGGAGAATTTCAAACGAGATAGAGTATCGTGCACGACTTCTAGCGTCTTATCAGTTGACGCGTCGTCAATGATGTACATCGTGTAATTACGATAGTCCTGCGTGATTACAGACTCGATACAACGACCGATATAATCTTGCGCGTTGTATACGGGTGTAATAATTGTAATATGTTTTTCTTCGTTTATCGTGATCGACTGATCTTCGGCATTACAGAATCTTCGCCCGAATACCTTACGAACCCTGCTATTGATTGCGCGCACATGCCTATATTCTTCGACGGGCATAAAGTGGCCCAACTTCTTTACGAAGTGCTGTTTCCATTGTAGGGCAACGCTATCCCAACCTTCGATGCCGCGTATCTGATTACAAGCATACATCTTCTGCTGATGCAGATACTTGTTGTAATAGATACTTACCACAGCGTTGACAAATTTCTCGCACTGCTTCTTATGGTCGATGTCGGGGAATAAACCGTTGGGTTCTATGGCATAAGGTATCTTATAGTTTGCTATGTCGATTGCCGTTTCTTCCAACGCGCCAAACCGACAGGTGATCAGTGGCGTGTTGTATGCCATAGACTCCAGTGTGGAGATACCAAACGTCTCAGGAAAGGCAGCGGGATAAACCATGTAAGAAGACTCTGCCAGTATTTCCGCTATTTCCTTTTGCGGAATAATACCAGTGAATTCAATGTCATTGGAATGATGAGCAGGGTCGTCCGCCATCTTTCGCCAAGACTTCTCCTGCTCATCCGGACCATGGTCAGAACGAAAGCGATAGTACCCACCGATGACTTTCAGCTTTGCATCTGGTATTGCCTTCTTGACTTCTGGCCAAATAGTCTCAACTAACGGTATCAAACCTTTAGTAACGCTAGAGTTGTAGACAAACAGATTAGGATCTTTCTTGCTGATGTCAACCCAATCTATGTACCGTGTCATACCGTTTCGAGTTTGAAAGATATGATTCTTCAGGACTTCGAAGTTCCTGCGCTTGCCGTGGTGGCAGTTTGCGATGTAGGTGGTATGCCAGTCGCTTAACGTGAACAAAGTATGAAGGCGACCTTCGATAATCAGGTCTTCGATGAAATCGTCGCCATCGCAGAAAGTATCATGCATCCAGAGAACGCGATACTTACTATTCATGGAAACTCTTTCTAGGTTAGGAAGTTTCTCCGCCCACTTAAACTGCCCCTTGTAGGCATCAGGAACAAAGGAGACGACTGACCGCGAACCGATAAACACGTCAAAGTTGCCGTGCTTCTCAATATCGTGAAGAGGTATGTACTCTACGCCGTCATATATTCCTGGGAGGGCATCATCGCTATAACAATCATTGAAAACTTTTACATCAAACCCAAGTTCAGCAAGTTCTCTTGAGACTAGGATGACGGCAGACTCAGAACCGCCGAGCCCTCGCTTCGTTAGGGTAGTGCCGTCATAACATAAACCGAGCGTGTCAACTATAGCAATTGATATCATATACAATAATCTATGAACGGGTCCGCTTTTAAGTCAAGGATGTAATCTACCTTCTCGCCTTCCTTATCGCCAGATGTTATCCAGCGTTCATACTCATACCTGTCATCATATAGCGGGTCGTCTAGGTTCACGATATAAGACATCTTGCTCCAGAACATATTACCGCTGACGTGAGTCAATCCTCGCTCGTCGAAACGAACAGTGTTATCGCGGACGCCGACTACATTGTTGCCAGCATTCAACGACTCGACACATTTTTCCCATCCGGTGATTAGCGTCCGATTCAACGAATCAAACCACAACTTTGCATTGGGTCCTGCGCTTGAGATGCCCTTGTTGTGTATGTAAAGAACATCGTGCGGGGTTTCATTCGCGAAAAGTAAAGAGTCCCCGTGTAACTCGCGGAGCGCTGCTCCCTCGTAGATATTCACTAGTCCGGTATCCCTGAAAGATAAATTGATGTAAGGATAACGGAACTCGATATACTCTCGCACCTTTTCATGAAAAAGAATTGGATCCCTGGTGCCTGCTGCATGAAAAGGCATGCCTCTAGCGTCACTAGACCAATAGATAGGCATGGTAATAAAGCAGTTGATTTGGGCGTTTTCGCTGAGACCTGATTGTTCTAGCAACCTACATTGCTCGTCAAGTTGCCAGTACCAAAAAAGGGAGCGCCAGTCGTTGGGTATCCAGTAATGATAATAAACAGTTTTCATTCATTCTCCAGTAATATAAAGTAATATAAATGCCACACTTTGGTAACAAGGCAGTGGCACTCCCCGCGAAGATTATGCCGCTAGGCGAACATCTCCGTAGTAATCGTCATTTGCTGCGATTATTTTTGTTGAACCACCGTTTTTACAGTCAGCGTTCATGGACTGATTCTCCACATTGCTTTCGGTTGCCCGTCGATTCCAGAACGCCCCCATCAAAAGCACACTAGGAAGTCTTAATTTCGACACTGTACGCCCGTGCCTAATGCGCTTATGGTGGAGGCGAGGGGATTCGAACCCCTGTCCGCACTTCCTATTTACAATGTTTCATCGAATACTAAAATACATGGTGACTTCAAATCCGACACGCATGTCTATTGCTTCTGGTTTAGTCCACATAAGAATTACCTCCAGATCCAATTGATTATATACTATCTATAATCAGAAGTAAAGCACCATCATCTTGAATACCTATGATTAACTTCTGCATGCTTCTGTTCGTCTTCACGTACTTTGACTATCATATCTGACAATCGAGCATTAGGTTTCATATGATAATACTTAACTGCTATTTCGGGCGCGTGTACGTCCTCTATCACTTTGTCTCTGACCAGTCTAAGATACTCGGTGTAACTCTTAACTGCCTCGCACTCAAAGTAGTAGACCATCAGGTGTGCGGTCTTTGGAAACAGCAGATACATCACCAAATAGAAATGCCAGAAAATAAACTGCGCTATTACGATGATGAATCGCTCCAACCAATTGGGGTGTACGATCTCCATGAAGAACATCAGATGCTTGCGTTCGTTCTCTGCCTCTGCGAGCATCTCATGAATCATTGTGCCGTTGCCCTTCTGGAGTTTTCGCAAGCTCTTAAGGTGGGTCAGCATACCAGCAACCATTCCTGGAACACCAGCAACGGACTCTAACACCAACGCACGATGACCATATCGCTGACGGAAAAATGTATCAGCGAAGAACCGAAAGAACTTTGTCATTGATTGCGCCAACCAGTGTCTCATTAGTGTCCACTCACCGTTGGTTTAATATCAATACCATCTTTTACCATTGACATCTCAAGATCAGAATTACCGTCCCATGCCTTACGACCTTTCCAATCAATGAACGCTTTGGCATCTTTTCTTCTGTGGAACCATACGGTGGCGCCTTTATGATCTACACCAAACACTGTCGGTCCACCACTCTTTCCACCACGTGCTTGCGTTCTGCCGTAATGTGGTTCGACTTCTAGCATCTTTGCAGTTTTGATTTTTGCTTCAGCAACGTATTGGATAAACGTTTTCATTGTGCATCCTTTACCTTTCCGTTCTTGCTAATCAGTTTGTCAACCATTGCTTCGCTTCTGCTACCTTTCTTTCGAAACAACACAAACTGACTGTCCAATCCAATGTGCTTCTCAGAACGAAGAGTCACATCATAACCGTCTTTGGTATACATTGCAACATATGGTATCATAACGTCTTTCAACACACGCTGCTGTGATGGAGTAGGTTTCGTGTGGTAATCAAACTCAAACGTCTGCCCATTCACTTCCTGTTTCTTTTGTACTCTTGCTTCAGCAATGTACTCGTTAAATGTTTTCATTAGTAAAGTTCCCCGAATGGTCCAAAAACCTTTCCCTTCTTCTGCTCAGAGAGAAATTGTTGTGTCAAAAAAGAATCCATTTTAATATGCCTTTACGAAATAACTTGATTGATCTGTATCCGATTGCGCATAACGAAACATTTTTGTAGTGAAATCGTTTCTTTTTGCTGCAGTACCAGACATCAATACGTCAAGGAATTCCATACAAATCATTTTACTATTCTTAAATTTATAATCTGCCTTTGCCAATTTGGCATAAAATTCTTCTTCTTCAAGTAATGGTTTTTTGGGAGAAGACTTGCCGTTATATTTTTTATATAATTCATACATTCTTTCTTGAAACTTTCCAGTTCCCTCGTTACTTTTTATCCAAGAAAGTAGATATTTTTCTGTGTCACCGGACCCGTATATCCCCTTTTTAAATACTTGATTGCAGTAAAAATGTACATTACCGCCGCCTATCTTACCACCAGCAGCAGAGCCACCTTTAATCTCACCCTGCCATGATGTTTCGCCGCCGAATGTTCTAAATTGAACATCGCCAACAGAAGTATGTAGATAGATGTCTTGAGAACTAAAAAAGTCACCAGTTTTGCCATAAGTAAACCCCCCAAACCTGTAACTTTCTCTTTTCTCCATTTGAGAAGGAGTATTAAATTCTTGCAATTTTGCTTGAGTTGCAGTTGGTGATATTTTCTTGAGAGATATACCGAGAAGTTTTCCGTTTTCTGCCATTTGATAAACAGCAGAATTTAATTCTCCCCAACTTCCAACATAGTCCATCAAAGGAGAAGAATTTGGTGCTTCAGTAGATGCCCATATATCACCTGGATTCCACTTGTCGTTAGAGAAAGATCCAGGTGCCTGAGGAGTACCGTTCTTTTTGTCTAGTTGGTGACACTCTGCCTTTGCTTTATAAACATTATCCATGAATTTAGAACCACGGTGAAAATAAACACCACCTCTCATTTTGGTTTTAAATTTCTCATACAGTCTGTTTGCAGTTTTAATGTAAACATCCGTTTCAATCCAGTCCTTTGGACCATTTTTCCAGCAGTCCTCTAAACTTCCATCTGCATATACAAATTTTTTCGATTTTTTCAACTCGGCATCACTGACAGAAGTGACTTTCTTTTTTGCGATATTAAAAACATATGCGCAGTAGTAACACTGCATTGATTCGGTCCATTTTGTATCTTCAGCACCACCACCAGAACCTGCACCGCCACCAAAATCTTTATCTTTAAAAACTTTATTGATGGGAACTTCTTTTACTACAGACTTTTTGTTTCCTTCATAATACGAGAATATTCTTTTCTTTTTATCATAAGCAACGCCAGTGACTTTGGTGCCAGACCTATCATTAGGACCGATAAAAAACAGTTTTTTGTCTTTTATTTTTTTTAAGAATATGTCATCGCGAGACATTCCTGCATAAGGTCCGCCTGATGCTGCTTTAGTAAAATCCTTTGGTTGAAGTGTTGCCACTACTGTTCTCGCTAGCGGGGGTTTTCATCTATTTATAAGAAGGATGGAGTATGGTAGTTCCTATGTGGTCTATGTACAATTGCTGCACTACGCATTGCCCCTGAAGGTTTTGCTGAAACAGTTTCATGCTCCTGCCTGTTTCTTCTAGGTGAAAATCGTCATACGTTTCATGAACTATCCAATCAACGTTGATTGTGATTGCTTCCTTCTCTGCTTTTTTTATCATGACCTCAGCAGCAGTCGGTGTGATATAATACCCAGCGCAGGGGGAAACGACATGCTTGGCGTATCTGTAGGTTCCGTTATGACGATAGTCGAATAGTCCGAACAACTCTATCTCAGTATTGTCAAATACTGGTAGGTGATCAAGCAAATAACTATCGTGCTCTAGAACATGTATCGGTTCGTCAATTTCTACGCAGTGCTTCCATAGGTTGTAGTGTGAGTACCAAACTGCGCGCTCGGTATCACTGAAAGAGCGTTTACTCTTTAGGGGACCGAAGCGCAGAGGACCATTCTCAGGTATCGTTTCGGGAACAGTTGCCTCGAAGTGTGTTACCTCGTAACCTTTATCGATCCAACTTTTTAGACAGGCGTCTTTGTAGTATTGCGAAGTCGGGTTGCCCGATATCGCTATCATGTAGATTTTCATTATTCTTCCTTCGATCCGGACTTAACATAGAGTCCAAACCAAGCAGCACCTGCACCTACGATAGTTGATATAAGTGCGGATTGCGGTGCAGTTGGTTCGCCAAGTCCCATAAACCACATGACGGAGTAATACAGAAGAATCATGTATACTGTAATAAATGCCCGAGGAAATATGCGCCATGCATCAATCGTAGCGGCGAGATGCACCCACTTGACCCACGGATTCACTTGTTTTTCTTCCTTGAGCCATTTAACCTCTTCTTTGAGTGCGTTGTTTGCATTCACCAAGTCGAGGAACTTATCCAAGTCCATCTCGACTTCATTAGAAGTTAGATTCCCTCTAAATCGACCTGATGTCGGCGGAATATTTTCTTCGGTGTGCTTTTCTTCCATAGTTCTGATTCGACGCGATGAAACTTCATCGCTCCCCCGTCTTTAGAAAAGTTCTTATGCTTATTTCTTTTCTTGTTCTTGGTATCGTGTCGATTATATTTAGCCATCAGACCACCTTTTCCAATCTACTCATCAATCTTTCTGCGCGCTGGGTTACTTGTTTGTACCACAATGAATCGCGCCCTTCCATTGCAGCAAAACCCCAATCACCATTTTGTAGGTGACGGTACATCTTACGAAACTTGGATAACTTGGTTCGTCCTAGGTTGAACATCATGTTAACTAGAACCTCTTGCACTTCTCCAGGAAACTTGGCGAAGGTGTAATCGCCATATAGCATTTTGCATTCAGAGATTGCAACCTCGATATCGTCTTCGAATGTTTCCCAGACGCGCGATTCAAGTATCTCCGCGCCAATAGGTAGACCATACTCTGGGTCGCCTTCCCTTATAAGGTGCCCCACGCCGAAGGTTGGAAACCCCA